GGCGAGGCCATGGCAGACAGCGGCCTTGCACCGCTGTCGCGTGTTAATGCTGTTTGTCGTTGATATAAAGGTATTTTCATTACGCGCTTGCCAACAAATAGCCTTGTTTAGTCATGTTCTGCAGTCCTTGTATTGTCGCGGTCGCGGCGCGGATCTCGCCAGTCTGCGTCGCCATCGCACCACGATTCATAAACAGATTAGCGCGCAGCCTTTCGTTTACGCCTTGCTCTCTAAGCGCAGTGACCTGCGCATCTGCATTCATGCGACGCGCTTGAATCTCATCGTCCTGTCGCGCTGCATTTGCAATCATTACTTCGCGCGCCGTGCCGGTGCCTGCACGAAAACCCGACGCCCGGTAACGAGTGCCGACCGCTCTGTTAAAACGATCTGAATCGTCTCGAAACTTCGTTATGTCGATTTCGGATATGAGCTTGGAAAAGTCGGCACGAATGTCTGCAGCTTTTGCATTTCGCTCTGAAATTCTTGCGTTGTACTCGAATGCCTGCCGCTGCGCAGATGCAGCTGCGCGAGCTGCGCGCTTCTGGTACATCATGCCATAGGCTTGTAGGCCGAGGCTCGCTCCACCTAGTACAGCAGCCGTCGAAATTGGTTCAACCATTTTTGATCCTTGAATATATGATGTGATCAGCTCCGTCAGGCCCGTAATTTCTCAGCACGCCCTCGCGCTCGAAACCCAGCCACTCTAAAAAACGCCTGCCGCGATCAAATTGTCTGTGCGTTGTCGCCTGCACGCGAACAAAGTTATTTTGCTCTGCAATGTCGTCTAGGAACCTACGCACTGTGCGCACTGCGGCTGCTGGCTTTTTCAACAGACGATGCGACGGCAAAAGCCAAGCCTCGCCCACGCCATCCCAAACGCGATAGACGCCTGCGCTCAACACAAGATGGCCGTCTTGTATAATGCTGTAGGCCATACCGGCCTGTCCGGCCACCACGTCGAAATAAGGCTTCATTGTGGTATCAGCGTCAGCCAAAGAGCCAAAGTCCTTCCGGCCTTGCTCGATCAGATCTTCCGCGTGTGCCGTAATAAATTGGACAACTTTTTGTGCCATATTTCGCCTTATTTAAACTGTGCGCCTCGCAACGGTCTGCACACGACAGCTGTATTTGTTTGCATATACACCCAGCCGCCATACCTTTTACCTGCGCTGTACGGCCCAATTTGGCGGTTGTTTTTGTTAGTCGAACGTCTGAACGCGTGCAAAACACGCGATAACCGTCATTGGCAGTGGCAGATCTTGCCGGACAACAACAAAAGCATCCTGATCAAAACCTGTCGGAAACTCTATCTCCTTGTCACCGTCAAAAAGCGGAATCGCCGTATCCATGGCATCCGCTCCCGACCGAAATGGTATGCGGTCGAGCGTTCCAACGTCGCCGCCAACCAGCGCATTTACCGTGCGAAAAAAGCGCACTGTAACCTCATCGATTCTCTTTATCTTGCCTTGCGCCGTTCCGTCTGTGCTTCCGGCCTCAAGGCGCATGGTCGTCAATGTTGATTCGTTCTTCAGACCGATGTGCGCCTTTGTAGTGCTTCTGCTTAAGGTGATAGCGGCACTGCTCACCTGACGGTCGGGATGGGTCGAGCCTTCTTCTAAGATTACGACCGGCTCGCCCTCAAGGTGCGTCAGGCCGGACAAGGTTGTCGCGGCACTGCCGCTGTAAGACAGGCCGGAGTCTGTAAAGAACGCATCACTTACGTCGGTTCCAAAATCGAAATCCTTCATGTATTCCACGTAGCGTTTTGTCGATCCATTGATCGTTCGCTGAACAATCATATAGACCTCGTCCTCGCTCGCGCTTGGCACAGACACCACACTCTCGACAAGCGCGTGGCTTTGATCCGTCGTCGTCATACGAACCTCGTCGGTGCTTGTGACGCTGAGAAACCCTGCGCCAGCCCTCGTGGTCTCGTACACCGTCACAACATTGGCGGCGGGGTTTGCGACCGTGAAATCCGACAGGTCGTTTATTGCGGCCTGCAGGTTGTCCGCCGTTACGTTGTTCGATGTGTTGTGGAAAAACTTGTTCGCGTCCGGCGTACCTGTTCCTGCCCCTTGGCATTCAATAGTTACCGTTGTTCCATCTGACTTCGTAAATTCGAGCTTCGCGCCTGTGGCGATATTTTCGTAGTCTGTGATCGTTATGGTGCAGTTGCCGCTAATCCCGCCTATTTTGTGCCGATGCCAGCCGACCACCTTTTCCTCTCTTTGGTAAGTCATGCAGGCCATACTGCCGTCAGTCAGGGCGCACCACACAACCGAGTCAGGTTCCTGCTGATACGTCATATCAACTATGCCGGTCTCGGTAATATCCTCGGCCAAAATCGTCATGTCTGGCGCAATGTAGGTGTCCGAGTTAAAATTGTAGGTCAGCTCTCTTACCTTACGGCCTGCGCGCTGAATAAACAGAACGGTATGCCCGACCTTGACCGGCTCGACCTCAGAACTGCCATGGGCGCTCTGTTGCTTGATCTGTGCATTTGTGGGGGTAATCGGCTCGTCCGTGCCGGACGCACGCACCGCAAACTCCGACGCTTGTGTGCCGACCAGCAAAGACCGCGATGATGACAGATAACGTATAACGTTTATTTCATTACTGCCAATTGTATAGATCAGCGCGCTGTCGTCTTTATCGCCAGCCAAGAAATCCTCAAAACTGCCGCCGACCGAAAAGAACAACGTCTGCGGTTGCGCAGTTGTGGCTGCAAATGTCAGCCGCTCTTCATAAAACGCGACGCAGGCCGGAAAGCCTGTCGTGCTGGAAAATGCGCCCAGGGCAAATTTGTCGTCCGCGACGAGCTTGCCCTGCAGTGTATGCCCGGAGTCTCCGGCCTCTGTTACAAGATCATCGCTCGGACTTATGACAAGCGTGTCTTCTGTAACCTTTACAATCAAAACGTCCTTGTTATTGCTTGTCGTGCCGGAAATGGTAATCGTCATCCCATCCTTGAAGCCCTGCGCAACGAACTGCTTGTCGCTATCCACTATTCGGTCGTTGTGTTCTAGGCCGGTGGCGTCGGGATCACCCTCAGAAAATGATATAGTATTGCTGACGTATTCCGGCTCCAGCTCAGCAATGTTGTCTTCGTTTTCTTGCGCCGTTGCCGTGACAGTCGTGGTGTTTGTAACCGCTGTAATTTTTGCAAAACCGTGGTGCAGCTTGACCAATCTACCGACATCCGTTGATTGGAAGCCGTCACCGTCGTTGATGCCGGTTACGGCGCTTGCACTTATGGTTATCGATGACCCGGTGCGCGCATTTGCCGTCAGTGTTGTCGTTGTAGCGTTCGTGTCTTGGAAGGGACCGCGCTTGAAATCCACGTCCGCAATCGTCCAAGAGGTGTCGGACGTCCGGCTAATCTTACGAACCGCATGCGAATTATGAACCACGTACATTACGTCTGCGCTCTGCGCGAACTTGAGATCAAACAGCTGCGCCGTGGTGTACGTCGTCGTGACCTCGACAGCCGCCGCAGGCGATCCGCTAGTTATCTGACCGCCGTCCTTGTATACTCTAAAATAATTGTTACCAAACTCGAGAACATAAGACTGGGTAATGCTGAATTGAAACTTTACCAGCCTTGTCGATGCGCTGCTGGATTTAACCTCTGCGATAAAACGTGTGCCAGGGCGGCGCGATACACCGCCGTGCGAATGCACTATGAAGTTTTCTAACTCAGAGCAGCCGTTGTAATACTTCGACAGATCAGTCCGACCGCCAAGACGTTTCGACAGACGGCCTGCTGTGAAGTTGGAAAAGGCGTAGGTCGCTTTTGCCATTAGAGGCGTGCGTCCGTAAAGTAATCAGCCTGCAGAGCGCCACTGGCCGCGACACCCAGAACTGCGCCCGGCGTCCCTTCTGTCGCATCAACAAACCGTGCTTCTTTCAGCTTGCTCTCGTAGAGGTTGAACATGTTCTGCGTCAGCGAAGTGCTTTGCGATAAAGTGAAACTGACATCCGCCGCGAGTCGTGCCGCGATAGATTCCTGCAATAACGTGTCGTATTCGTTCGGGTCTGTAACACGCGCGATGTAAATCAGATTGATAGAGCTTTCGTTACTGACAATCTTGCGGCCCTCGACGCGGAACTCAATGTCCAAAAAATCCAATCGCAACACACGCAGGCAGTACGGGTCAGCCGGTAACGTGAACTGATAATCCCAATCAAACGCAGGCGTTTCACTATCAGGCGCAAGCGACCGGCGTGTCACGGCGCAGTTCCATGGGTGCGCTCTCAACACCGCATCTCTTATGCTGTCGTAGCGTTGGTTACTTACACGCGCGGCTTTGGAATCTTCATCGCGCGCAATAATGTTGCTCGCACCAATCATGTTCATTGCGCTGTTAATAATGTCTACTTCACTCGCCATTTTCGCGCCCCAAGAATATTAAAAGAACGTATCGTTCGCCGTCCGTATGCGGCGTTACACGATGCCACTGGTCGCTGCTGTACGTCAGCAAATCGAGGTGGTGTCTGTGTCGTGTGCCGTCAAAAAACTCAAAGTATCCGCCGCTGAAATCGTTCGTTAGCAGTACGCTGCCGCTATAAGCACACCACGTCATATGATCACTGTCGCCCGTGTCACAATGCCAGTCGTGACCGTCACTGTTGCGCTCGACGCGCGCATAACTTTTATCGGTTATGGCAGCATCCGGCGCAGCTAATTTTATCTGCGCAACCAGTCTCGATACAATCGGGTGATCGAAATCCAGACGTTGCACGACGGCGAGGCTTGCGGCCTCTGCCGGTGTAATAATGTTTCTAAATATTTCACGCACGAAAAGAAGAGGGGAGGCCGCAGTCGCCAGCCTCCCCATATCCTTTAGTCGGTCACGTACGTTACCAAGTACGAGATATCCCCAGCTGTGTCACCGGCTGCTTCAGACTCAAACCCGAGGGCAAAAAATCCGCCTGGATCGGAACTGTCGCCAGCATCTTCCCAAACGCGTTGGCCCATCTTGTTGATGTCCCGCGCCTCGAAAGCTACTTCGGTGCCGGTTAATACTGCTGCGCGGCAGTCGGTCGTCTCAGACGCATACGCATCCACATCTTTGATTGTTACGCTGCCGTCTTCAGCAACCGTATACAATCCGATGTTCATGGTGTGCGTTGTGCCTGAGTCAAGATCGTCATTGAAAATCTTGATCGAAACAACTGCAGCATTGCTTGGCAATAAACACAACATAATCGTATCGCCAGCGGATAGATCGCCGGACGCAGCGGAAATCGTCCCGCACGCAATACGCATTGTGCCGCCAAAGTTTCTTGCACTATTCATCACAGGTGGATCGGCGATGAAATTCGTGACTTCAGTGCTATTTACGTTAGCCATTATTTAATCTCCTTTCCTACTATTCTGAACAGAGTATTTGAACTACTTTATCTTCTTCCATCATTTTGTGTTCGCCTTAGTTCGTTAGACCAAGACCGCTTTCGCTGCTGGACGTCACCGCCCAGTTCAGATCATATCATCGTCTTTGTAAGACGCTCGGCGCTTCGACATAACTTTATGCCTACTCCATTTCTGGATGATCGTTGCACCTTCCAGCTTGCGCTGGCTTGGCTCAGAATTGTCTCTGCCGAGAGGTTCTCTGAGTTCACCGAGTTTTTCACTAGTGCGTCGCCGCACTAGGCCGCATGGATTTACGGGTTGCCCCAAAAGAAGCGCAGACATATACCTGCGTACTGTAGCTCTTGTCGGCACGAGTGCCGATTTCAGTTTTTAGATCTTTACCTACCGCCAATTTGAGGCCGTCTTCAGCCCAAGCAAACACCTTGCGGTGGCTTGAACCATCGACTTCCAAGCGTGTCGAGGTAATGAACTCAAAACCCAAGAATGTATTAATGTCACCTTGTACAAGCGCCTTCCGTCACACTACAACTTTCGTTGCCAACCTGCGTTGTTTGTGCGCTGGACTTTCTCTTCATCTCCATGAGATGCTGCCCGTTAAGTCTCTACACCTTCCCTTGACAGGGCTTGGCTCGGGATTGCCATTTTACAGGTTTCCCCGAATTTGAGCAGGTTTCGGCTGATTGTCGCCAATCAACTAGGCAAAGAATTTACCGT